CGCGGCCCGCCCAGATGACGCCCCCGCCGAAGAGCTGCACGCTCATGCCGGACAGCGTCCCGTCGTCCTCCAGCTTCTTCACGCTGAAGGTCGAGGGGCTGGCGCCGTAGACGGCGAAGGTCTCGTTCTCCTTCAGGACTACGAGCGCGTTGTACGCCGGGGCGAGCCCGACGATCGGCTCCTGGATGTCACCGGTCGAGCCGACCGCGATCCAGTCGCCGTCCTCGGAGAGGTCAACCCCCTCCGGGTCGTCCACGTCGGTGAACCAGAGCCGGTAGGTCTTGTCGTGCTGGGCGCCGTTGTTGGCGAACCACTGGCGCTCGGCGTAGGTCGCGCTGATGAAGCCGACCTTGTTCACGTTCGCCGTGGTCTCGATGCTCCAGTCGGAGTCAGCGCGGAGGGCGACGTAGGCCTCGTCGGCCGTCGCCACCGCGGCGCTCGCCGTCAGCGTCAGGGCGATCTCGGACTCGACCGAGGTCACCTTCCCGATGTAGGCGAGGTCGCTCGCGCGGTAGAGCTGCCAGGTGCCGGAGCCGAGCCCCTGCGTCCGGAACTTCGTGTTCCCGCCCGAGACCTTGGTCGAGGCGGTGTCGCTAGTGATCCGGCCAGTGGTCACCTTCGGAGCGAACCCGCGGATCGACTGGAGCGTGTAGGAGCCCCCGCTGACGGCGTACGGGCTCACCTTCTCCAGCGTGATCGACGTGTTCGAGTTGACGGTCTTGACCGTCCCGATCAGCGTGTCGGTGTACCCCTCGCTCGTGTCCGCGAAGAGGAACATCCCCGGCGACACGTTGGCCAGCCAGCTCGTGCCCGATCCGGAGAGCGCGGCCGACCCCTGTGCCACGGACACGGTGCCCGTCGAGTAGTTCGCGTGGACGCCGCCCTTCCAGAGCGCCAGGCCCTGCTGCGGAGAGTCCGCGTCGTACGCCGAGGAGACTCCGATCCAGGAGCCACCCTCGACCGCGTTGTTCGCGTGGAAGATGCGGTAGGCCGTCGAGGCCGAGCCCGCGGGATCCGTCGGGAGCGCGTGCGGCCAGGTCAGGTCGGTGTAGGCGTCCCGGTTGGCTGAGAGGACGGTGAAGTACCCGTTCGAGGCGTCGCCGGTCAGGACGCCGTAGCGATCCTTGCCCTGCGGGTTCAGGGTCATCGCGATCCCCGTCCCCTTGCGCGGCAGCTCTACGATGTTCGCGGCAGCCGTGACAGGGCCCCGGCGCCGGGTGAACTCTGGGTAGTCGAGCAGCGCGTCCTGGATGTACCGGGCCTCCGTGTCGTCCAGCGTGTGCTGGGGGAGGCCGGGGGCCATGCCGCCCGGCGCAGGCGGGAACGACTCTACGAGGAGCTTAGGCATGGCACCCCCTTCCTAGAGCTGATCGAAGTCCCAGTCGTCCACGTCGAAGATGTGGACGTAGTCCGGCTGGTCGTACTGCTGCCGGATCAGGTCGTTCTTGACCCGCTCCAGCTTGGCCTCGTAGTGGCCCTCGAAGCGCGCCGCCAGCTCCGGGTCGTCCTCCATGTCGTAGAGGCGCATGAGCGTGCGGAACACGATCAGCTCGTGGTGCCGCGGCGGGAGCAGGATGGCCGACTCGGCCGAGTCCGACGCGATGGCGTCCGACACCCGCAGGTATCGGAAGCGCAGGCGACCCGTGGCCGAGGCGGGTATCCGCCAGACCTTCAGCGTGCCGCCCTCGAAGTAGTAGAACACCGGGTCACCGGTCTCGGTGTCTGCGTCCCCGATGTACTCGTCGGCGTCGTCCAGGCGCATCGGCGGCACGCGGCGACCGATCGTGCGGTCGAACAGCTTGAGGGCCGCTCGGAAGTTCGTCGGCCAGTTGCTCGGCGTGGCCGAGGAGCCGTCGAAGTTGAGATTCAGCGAGGTCTCCAGGAACGGCCAGGGCTCACGGGCCTCGATGTCCCAGATCGCGGCCTGGATGGCCTCGACCTTCGTGGACGAGTCGGTGTCCGTGAACCCGTGGTCGTCCAGGACGCTGATGATCGCCGGGACGTCCACGACTACCTGACGAAGTGGCGCATCGCGCCGTCGGCTGCCCGAGGCCCTGCGCCGCGGAAGGTGTCCGCGTTGATGTCGTAGTAGACGCCCGGGGCCACCGGCACGAGGTTTGATCCGACGGTGCCCGTGTTCTCGGGCGGCAGCGGGTTCGACCAGATCATCGGCGCGTCAGGCGCCACACCCGGGAGCGGATGCGGGCTCTCGGCGTTCGTTCCGGAGGACGGAGCCATCGGCCCCCCTGCGCTGATCCAACCAGGAGGCGCGGGCGGGAGGAGGCCTCCACCGATCGGGCTGTGGGACTTCGGTGGCGCCGGGGGCGTCACCGGGAGCCCGGGGCCCTCGGAGTGGTCGTGCGCGTTGCCGCGGTGCATTCCCGCAGCGCCGAGGCGGGCCGCCAGGGCCGGGTTGATCTGCGTCGCCAGCGTGATGCCGGGACGTGCCGAGCGAGCGTCAGAGCGGTTCCGCGCGATGCGGGACGCGCCCAGCGGGGCACGGCGAAACAGGTTGCCGAAGGCCGGAGCGGCACTCGGGGCGCCACCCGCGAGACCCTGCTGCTGGGCCTGCGCGAGGAGCTGCTGGAGCAGCCGCTTGCGGCGCTCGTTGCCCTCGCGTACGTCGAGGGTTTCCATGGGCTACCCCTTTCCGGGTACGAAGATGCGTGGGGTCGGGTGTCGCTTGGCGACGTGGAAGGCGGTGCTGATGTCGTGCGCCGTCTCCTCGGCTGCCGCGTGCGACTCGTCCCGGAGGGCCTTCTTCAGCGCGTCGTTCCTGCGCTGGATCTGCTCCACGATCTTCCCGCCCTTGCGGCGGACGTCGGCGTTGTAGAGCCGACGCTGGATCTCGTCGCGGCCAGGTAGCTCGCGACCGAGGTTGAAGACCGGGAACGGTTCACCGTCCGGGCCGGATCTCTTGAGCACGACCCAGTCGCCGGTGACCTCGTCGCGCCCGAGGGCGTGGTCAGGGTCGTAGTCGCGGATCGCCTCGTCAGCGGCTCGGATGTCGATCGGCACGAGGCCCGCGCCTGGCAACCAGATGTTGGTCATGCTCCTCCTTGGCGGACGGGTGAAAGAAAGGGCCCGGCCAGGCCCCCGGGCAGGGAGCCCAGCCGGGCGGATCCACCGTTGTTGATGGGTCAGGTGGCGGCCCAGTGGGTCGTGCGGTTACCCGCGAATCCCACTCTGTCGAGAGCTGGTGACGCCGACTTAGAAGCCGGTGTCGGTCAGACCCGACATCACGAGCGACGTGTTGCGCCGGTCGGTGCCGAGGTTGACGTAGCGCCAGAGGACGGCCTGGAACGCATCCCGGCTGTCCACCCAGCGGATCGTGAGCCCGTCGCGCGACAGGAAGGCCCAGTCGCCCGGCGAGAACACCTTGATGTGCTTCTTGTGGACGAAGAACACCTTGCCGTAGGGGGCGAGGCGATCCATCACCAGCGAGTAGCGACCGCTACCCGCGGCGAAGGAGATCCCCTCGAATCCGCCCTTGAGCTGCATCGGCTCCACGAACCGGACGGCGTCCGAGAAGTCGGCCGTCTCGAAGAGGCGCCGCGAGAGACCCGGGGTCGTCAGGGTGACGATCTCCGAGGCCTTCGCGCCACGCGCGTGGATGACGTTGCTGTTCTTCATCAGGTTCGACAGCGAGATCGCGCCGCCCGCGGTGTCGCGAGCGTTGTCCCAGTGCGAGTTCGAGGACGCATCGAGCCCGCCGACCGTGTTGGCCGACGTGCTGATGAGATCCTGGAGACCCGCGTCGATCTCCTTCGTCCCCGAGGCGTCGTTGTTGTCCTCGCGGAAGATGTAGTCGTTCGTGGCGATGGTGCCCGCGGACGACACGGTGATCGTGCTGGTCGCGATGTCGATGTCATCGACCGTGATCGAGTCCGCGGCGTCGCGCGGAAGGATCGCGGAGGAGCCGACGTCGATCTTCATGCCCAGGTGGATGAAGCCCTTCTGGAGAGCCTCGTCCGACGTGAGCACGAGATCGGTGCCGGAGACGGAGCTGACCCGAGCGATGGCGCCAGCGACGCCGACCGTCGAGCCGTAGTACTGCCGCGCCATGTCGAGGGCGAGGTCGTCGCGGAGACGATCCAGCTCGTCCGTCACGACGCGAACGAACGCGCCCGCGTCGGACTTCGTCTTCTGGATCGCCTGGCCGCTGAACCGGGCCCGGCCGTACATGTACGCGAGATCGAACTCCAGGCTCTGGTACGCCTGGTTGCCTGCCGCGGGAAGGTCTTCGTCCTCGCGCCGCGCGCCCACTCCGGTGTTCCGACCGTAGTGGATGGCGAGCTTGGCCTTGAGACCGTCCAGATCGACCCGCTTGCTATCGAGATCGAGGATCTGATCGACCAGGATCTCGTTGTTGAGCTGGGTCTGCATCTGCCCGAGGTAGCGGTACTTCAGGGCGTTGGACACCGTGGTGACCAAGGCTCCAGCCATGTGCTACTCCCGTGGGGTCGAGATGGTTGAGGAACCACCCCGGCGGATGGGTGGGAGTCGGCCTAGAAGTCGCTCATGTCGATCTGACCCGCTGCGACCTGCTGGCGGATGGACTCCTCCAGCTCGGCCGCGATGTCCTCCGAGGTCAACTCGGCGGGGTCACGAACGACGTGCGACGGGGCCGTTGACACCGTTCCCGGCGTCGTGGCGACCGTGTTCAGGCTCTCCTTCTCCCCCATGACCCGCGCGAAGCGGGACTGGAAGTAGGACTCCAGGAACTCCTGGCCCTGAAGGAGATTGCCGAAGTGCGACGAGAGGGCGTAGACCATGTCCATGTCCTCATCGTTGTACTTCGGGTTCGCCTGCCGGATCGCGCCCTCCTGGCGGGTGATCTCACCCACGAGCTGAAGACGCGTCCGCTCGGCCTGCTCGGCTTCGGCGCGGAGCTGCTCGGACTCCTTGAACCTGTCAAGTTCGGCCTGCTGCTCTCGCACCATTCGCACGAGCGGTGCCAGTTCCGGATCCGACTCCAGCGCGGCGAACTCGTCGCCAGCGGGACTCGTCGGAGCCGCGGGCTGCTGGGCCTCCTGCATCGCCTCCGTGGCGGCGGTGTGTGCCTGGGCCGGGGTCATCCCCAGCTCCTGCATCGCCTCCGTCAGTCCGGAGTAGAGGTCGGGCCAGTTCCGCGGATCCTGGATCCGGTTGTACAGGTCGAGGGCCTGGTTCAGCTCCTCCTGGGAGCCGTAGGCCTCGAACTGCTTTCGCTCTTCCGCGAGCGCCTGGGTCTTCTGGGTGTAGGCAGCCTGAAGCTGCTTCCACCCCGCCTGAAGCTCGGGCGGGAGCGTGTCGGGGTTGAACTGACCGCCATCGAAGGTGTCCTCCGCGGCCGGGGCCTCTGGGGCCTCGGGCTGCTCGGGCTGCACCGGGTCGGTCGGGGTCTCCCCCGCGGGAGCGACCGGCTGGGGCGTCGGGTTGAATGCCTGCTCCTGGGCTGCGTCTTCCGCTGCTTCAGCGGCCACCGCGGCCTGGAGTGCTGCCTCGACTCCCTCGTCGGTCGAAAAGTCAGGAGCCGTCGGCTCCGTGATCTGCTCGGACAGTGGGACTCACTTCCTCTCTACGGGCTGGGGAGTGCCTTGGGGGCCTGCTCCTCGAACTCCGCGTCGATGATCTCCACGTCACGTCGGTCGGCGGCCTCGATGGCCAGCCGGAGAGCCGACCCGAGTTGGGCCGCCATCTCTTCGACGGGTGGAAGGGTGTGTTGATGCTCGACCCTGCCCAGCGCAAGTCCCGCTGCACGGTCGATCTTGTCGGTGAGGACGCCCATGAGCGTGGTCAGCTCTGCGACCTTCACCTTGTCCGGATCCTTCAGGAGCAGCTCGACCTTCAGGCGCAGGGCCTGGAGGGAGAGATCCCGAACGGATACGGCCTCTTCGAGGAAGTTCGTGACCTCGCGCTCGACCTCTTCAGTCGAGGGCGGGCCGTTCTCCTCGAAGTCCTTTTTCCAGCGGCGGACGGTGTTCTCGGGGACGCCCGTCTCGCGCGCAGTGCGCTTGACGTTGCCCTCGTTGGTGGTGAGGACGACGTACACCTTCGCCTTGTCAGCGTCCGTGTACGTCGCCCTAGCTGCCACCGGAACTAGCCTCCTTGGGCCGCTGGCGCGACTGCCGGATCCGCTCGCGGTGAGCCTCCTCGGCGTGTCGCATCTTCTGCTCGTGCATCTCGTCCTTGCGGCGCCCGTCTGAGTCGTCGTCCGCCTGAGCGGCACGCTTCTCAGCGAGCTGGAGGTCGGCCACGCCACGAGCCACCTTGAGCTGGTGCTCGTCCTCGGCCTGCTCCATCGAGTGCAGGAGTTCCATCTGGGTCAGCGGGTCGTTGCCCGCCGCGTCTGCGTCCGGCTTGTCCACCGAGTCGTAGACCGACGTCTCCAGCGGAGGCTCGGCCATCGTCTCCGGGGTCGCCGTCTGGAGACCCTTCTGCTTCAGGATCTCGGCTGCGACCGTCGGGCCGACCGTGCCCTTCAGCGAGAGGCTCGCCTTGATGGGCTCGGGGCTCGTGGGCTGCGACCGGAGCTGCTCGGTGATCATCTCGAAGTGCGAGACGAACCGCTGCTGGATCTCGGGCGCGTACGCCTCGAACTCCGGCGTCTTCATGTGCTGCCCGAGGATGAACGCCGTCGTCGGCAGGTTCTCCCACGCGGCAGGCGACAGGGACGCCAGCTCCACGAAGTTCTGGGCCTCCATCGGATCCTGGAACTCCTCGCCGGTCATCGGGTTCATCCCCGTCTCGACCTGCTGGATCGCGTCCAGCATCGCCGGGACGTTCAGGGGCTCACCCTTCAGCAGCTTCTCGATCTTCCGGAAGCCGTAGTCCTCGTCTGCCTGGAGCCGCTGCTGGATCGTCTCCAGCCCGGCCACGGGCATGTAGGGCATCAGCTCGTGCGGCTGCGCGACGCCCATCTCGATCATCTCCCGGAGCTGGGCCATACGACCCGCCCGCGTGCGCGGCAGGCCTGAACCGGCCTCGGCCACGAACGAGAACTTGCCCTGGAGGTCGGCGTTGTGGAACTTCTTCACCTGCACCGACCCGCCGGGGCCGATGATCCGCAACGAGCGCGGCTCGGTGTAGAAGGTCTGCGCGTACTCCGCGATGATCTGGCCCGCCTTCGCGAGCGCGTCCTCCATGCGGTGGATCTCCGGGGCGATCTGGTCGGCCACGGCCTCCTGCACAAGCTCCACGAGCTGGCCGGAGTCCGTCCGCGCCGGGAGCTGACTGCGCTCCGCGGGCATCAGGTTGAAGACCTTGTCCAGCCGCCGCTGGATGTCCTGGAGGTACTCGAACACCCAGGTCGGGAGTCCGGGTACCGGCCGCCACTCGGGGACGGCGCCCTGGATCGGGGCGTACTCGATGACCGCGCCCGGCTCGTCGGTGAGCCGCTGCCGCAGCGAGCCGACCGGGGCCAGCATCTGCGGGCGCATGACCATGTTCTTGAACATGGCGACGCGGGAGATCGTGTTGTTCAGCTCCTTCTGGAGCGGTCGCGCCATCGAGACCCGCGGCGCGTCGAGGAGGCTCCCCGGCCGCTCGATCCCCGGGAACTTCACGAGGGGCAGCTCGGTGATGGGGAGGTTCCAGTCGCTCTGCGCGAGGATCTCGTTCGGGCTCTCGATCCACACGACGATCCGGCCCTTCGGGAGGGACGGGGTCGGCTTGTGGAAGAGGTAGTAGACGGCGCGTGCGGTCTTCGGGCGCTGCTCGGCCTTGCCCTGCGTAAACATCAGGGTCGGCCGGTCGTCTCCGATGGACGAGTCCGGCGGCACCTTCTTCTTCCACCGGGCCGAGATGTCATCGACGTCCATCAGCACCTTGACGACCGCGAACTTGGCGTCCTCGAAGTTCGTCGCGATCGGGTCGAGCCAGACCTGCTCGCCGCTGACGGCCTGGACGTTGATCTCGCCCATGAGCACGGTCTTCTCGAACATCTCGACCAGCTCCTGGCCGCCCATCTCCCGCAGCTCTTCGCGGTAGGCGTCCGCGATCAGGTCATCGAGGACGGGCTCGCCGCTCTCCGGGTTGAGCATGAAGGTCATGCGCTTCCCGGCCAGGGCGTCCCAGGTGATCATCCAGTAGCCCGCGGAGAGCTGGGCGTGGACGAGCGCGGAGGTCAGCTTCGAGCCGAGCCCCAGCTCGCGCCACAGGTGCTCGTAGAGAGCCTCTGCGAACTGCGCGGCCTTGACGTCCCGCAGCCCGGCGCTAGCGGCGCGAGCACGGATCACCGGCCGGGTCTTCGTCATCTGCGCGACGAGACCCTGGACGCCCGGCTTCACCTGGTTCGCCGTGAGGCGCACCTTGTACCGAGGCTTGTCCCCGTCGTCCACGCCGAGGCTCTCGACGCGGTTCGACATCCGGTTCCAGAAGACCCACTGGTTGTCGTTGTAGAACTCCCGGTTGAGGCTCCAGTCCCGGACGTCCTCCTGCCGAAGGGTCTCCAGCTCCTTGCGCTTGCTCGCCAGCAGTGAGGCGTAGCGCACGATGTCGCGCATCGCCATGCCGGTCTTGGCAGACGTGTTGGCCACGCCTCACCCCCTTCGGGCTAGTCGAACTGGATCGCGGTGCTCTTGAGCCCCGCGAGGGCGAGCGCCTCTTCGAGTTCGCGCTCGTTCATCAGGCCCTCGGCGGCCATGTGCCGTAGGTCTTCCTCCTCCTCCGAGAGGGAGGGTCGGAAGCCCGGCTCGATGTCGGGCAGCGCCGACGGGTTCACCGCGGGGCGCTTCAGCAGGTTCGGGGCGCCGAGCTGCCCGCGCAGGTACTCGACCTGCTCGGCCAGGGCGTCCACGAGCCGCAGGAGCTGCTTGACCTCGGAGGCGTGAGCCTCGCGCAGGAGGTCGATCGGATCGTGCCTACGCCGGAACATCCTCGTCCTTCGACGGGAGCACCGGTACGAGTCGAGCCCGGAGGATCCAAGCGTCGTCGCGGACTTCGCGCGTCAGCTCGACGTCCTCGTACCGGAAGTACTTCGGGGCTGCGGCGTTGAGCGCCGCCTCGGTCAGAGACAGGACGGTGTCTATGCGTGCCTCCTAGGCTTCTGACCCCAGCTCGGGGTCGTACGGACGGTCAGCGGAGGAGCGCATCGCACGGAGCTGGCGCCGGGCCTCGCTGTTCGGATTCGAGTCGATCTGCTCCACGAGCTGCGCCGGGGCGAGCATCGGGAGCATCACCCCGCTCACCGAGAGGGCAATCTCGACGGCGTCGAGGAGGTCGTCCCTCTGGTTCTTCTTGGCGGGGTCGAAGTTGAGCCACTGGTCGATGAAGTCCGACTGGTTCTTGGAGACCCGCACCTTCCCGGTTCGGAAGAGCGGGGTCATCGAGAGGATCCGGTCGTTCTTCTTGCCGACGCGCTTCCCCGTGCCGGAGAAGACCGGGACGATGTTCGGGAACGTGTCCAGGCGGCTCGCCTGCTGGGCCAGCGCGGCCTGGAAGGCGTTCGCCTCGACCCCGATCAGCTCGGGGCGCCACTTGAGCTGGAACTCCCGGATCAGGTCGAGCTGCTCCGGGAACGGCAGGCGGCCCTTGAACGTCTCCAGCAGGAAGGCCCGCTGGTTGTCCTCGG